GCCGCCAAATCGGATCTGGATCGATTTATACGAGGCATGGGGTTTGGCGTTACCAAAGCCCTTGGCGGGATCCCGCAGCTCTTTGGATATAATCAGCCACTGCCTGATCCCGGAGATATTTCAGGCGTGGGGCAAATTGGAAAGCTTGCGGGTCAACTGGCCCCTACCTTTGCAACGCCTGCGGCGACTCTTCCTCGAATGATTGCGATGGGTGCAGGTACAGGACTCGCTCAAAGACGCGAAGAAGATCCAGCCCCGCCCCCAGAGGTTCCGGGGCTTACAGCGGCGATGGGACCCGACTTGCCTGGGGTTACTCCCGAAGCGGTAAAATCAGCAGCGCTAGGAGGTGCCGCGTCCGGGATAGTGGGAGGGCTTACCCGCGGTACCTCCACTTTGCTCGGGAAGCTAATGAATAAGATCCGAAATGCAGAGCCCTTAAACGAGGCCGAACGAAAGCTTGCTCAAGTGGCGGCGGAGAAATACGGGATCCCGCTAACCCCTGGAATGCAAACACGCTCAGAGTTCGCAAAGCGGATGGAGTCTCAATTTCATAAAGTCCCAGGTTCAGGGAAACTAGCAAGAAAGCGCAGCGAGGCTGCTCAGCGGGGTTACACTGTTGCGATCGCAAAAGAGATGGGAGAAACAAAGGCCAGCTCGCTCGATGATACCGTAAGAAGAGAAGCCCGAGCACGGATCGGCGGGGAGTTTGATCGACTCATTCCACAAGCGCATGTTGAAGCGGGCTCGCCAGGGGAAGCGGCGTTAACAAAAGGACTCGATGCCGCTCTACAGGAATATGAGGCGCTGATTACCCCGCTTCAAAGCGGGAATATTAAGGGAATCATCCAAGGCATAAAGACTCAAGCTGCCTCACCTGAGGGGTTGAGTGGCGAGACCATTGCAGCCACCCGATCGAAGTTAACTAAAATTGGATCGCGGGCTAAGGGAGTCAACTCAGAATATGGGCGTGCTGCGCTACAGATACGGGATGCACTGGATGAAGCGGCCAAGCTCTCTTCGCCCTCAGAGGTTGCAAAAGGGTTAGAGACCGCCCAAAGACAATGGGCGATTCTTAAAACCATTGAGCCGCTTGCTCGTAAAAGCCCCGAAGGCCTGTTATCTGGCCCTCAAGTGCATTCTGCCTTAACAAGAAGGTTTGATGATCTACAAAAGGCGGGCAATATGGGAGAGCTGGCGAATATTGGCCGTTCCTTCTTGCAGATCCCTTCGACTTCAGGCACCGCTGAGAACATGCTTACTCACAGCCTCATTACAGGATATGGAGTGGGCCAGATCCTTGAGCCTGCGACCGCCGCATCGCTTTTACTTCTCCCTAAGATTGGGGCACATGCCTGGTATCAAACGCCTGCCTGGGAGCGAATCCGTCGTTCTGGAAGAGGATTGGAAGCGTTAGGGGTAAGAGGTGCCGCGACAGCAACCCCAGAGATTGCGAGAGAATAACATGCCTTCGGTCAATGTGTTTGAGAATGTCTCTATCAATCCCGCAAGCCCCCTTCCTCATGAAGCCGCGGCGGGCAAGAATATCATCGATGATGAAGATATTGGTAGAAAGATCACCAAGTGGTATATGGAATCGCAAGACGCCTCACGCGACTGGCGTGATGAGGCGATGGAGCTCTACGATCTTTACTCAGGACATCAGTTTACCGAGGACGAGTGGGCGTATATGCGTGATCGGCCTAATCCCATTACCCCGATTCAAATGAACCGGGTTCTTCCCTTCATTGATATGGTGATTGGGCATCAGATTATGAATCGTCAGGAGGTTCGATACCTCCCGAGAGAGATGGGCGATGTTCATATTAACGAGATCATTACCGAGGCCGTGAAGTGGGCAGATGAGGAATGCGATGCTCAGGAGGCCATCACAGAGGCTTTCCAGGATATGTGTATCTGTGGGATGGGCTGGATTGAGGTTTACATGGACTACTCAAAAGAGACTCAGGGAAAGATTATATCGGCAGAAAGGATCAGCCCCCTTCAGATGTATTGGGACAGCGAGGCCTCTAAAAGGAATATCCTGGATGCCCAATATCTGATGCGAGCGAAGTGGTACTCGCGCGAAGAAGCGGAGGACATGTTTCCGGAGATAAAGGACTTTGTCACTATGGATGGGAGCTTTGACAGCACGATTCCCTCTAAGTCACAAACCTTTGCTACCGATTATGGGGAATACGGAGAAGGGCCGAGAGCCCGGATGTGGTATCGCCGCGGTCGTAATGAAGTGCTTATTCTTCAGACGCAGTATTACAAGACCGAGACGGTTTATCTTGATGATGAGGGCAGAGAGATCCCGAGAGATCAACTTCGGGCGATTGAGGAAGTCGCGAGAGACTTTAAGAATATTCTCCCCATTGAACGGCCTCATACGACCCGTAAGAAAGTCAAACGCGCAAGACAAGTCTTCTCCTATGGGCCGCATATTCTTGAGCATACCCGAGCGCCTGCAGACTCTCCTACGCTTCTTTGTATGACAGCCAAGCGTGATCTGACCCGAAAGTATTGGTTTGGCCTCTGTCGTCAGATGAAGGACCCACAAAAATGGGCCAATAAGTTCTTTACTGACATCCAATATATTATCTCGACCAATCGTAAAGGCGGAGCGTTTGTTGAACAAGATGCCTTTGTGAACGTAAGAGAGGCAGAAGAGAATTGGGCCAACCCCGATGGCATTATCTATGTTCGCCCAGGGGGGCTGACTAAGATTCAGGAACGCCAGGGGATTCAATATCCCACGGGGCTGGACCGGCTATTTGAGTTTGCGATTAATAGTCTTCCTCATGTGACGGGAATTAATCCGGAGATGATGGGGATGGTCAATCGGCAGCAAGCGGGGGTGCTTGAAGAGTCAAGAAAACAAAGTGGTTTTACGATCTTAGCCCCGCTTTTTGATAGTCTGAGGTTATTTAACCGAGAGCGTGGGAGGCTTTTGTTACAATTCATTCAGCAGTATCTATCGGACGGAAGGCTTGTGCGTGTGGTGGGGAGCAGTGGCGATATCCGTTATTTGCCTCTATTAAGAGATCAAACCTTGGGAGAATATGATGTGATTGTGGACGAGGCGCCTACCTCGCCTCACTTCAAAGAACGGGTGCTGTCTGTCTTGGTTCATCTTCTTCCTACCCTGCAGCAGGTCGGCATCCCACTGACCCAAGATCTTCTTGATTTCTTGCCACTTCCTTCCACGATTATTGCTCGATGGAAGGAGACGATTAATGAGCAGACACAAGCCGCAAGCCAAGCCGCTCAATCCGATCCCGACAGACAGAAGAAACAGGCGGAAACCGCTAAGACAATGGCGGAGGCCGAAGGCAAACAGATGGAAAATCAGATGCAACCTATTCTTGGGATGATGAAGGCCTCTATTGGGCCGACAATCTCAGGGAAGGGAGAATCCGTGAGAGGTCAATAATGGCAGAAGAAAACCAACCGCAGAGTGGCTCTGTTGAGGAGCCTCAGAAGCAGATATCTGGCATCATCAAGGATCTGCAAGAGGAACGCCGAAGTCGGCAAGCCTTAGAGAAAGAACTTGAAGAGCACCGCGCTCAAATAGGTCAGTACGCCGATCTACGAGAAGAGCTTTCTCAGTGGCGTAAAGAGAGAAAGAGCAGTCAAGAGGCTGTTCAAGACGATGGCTACTCGAGTGACCCGATCGGCTATCTCAAGCGAGAGATTGATACTCACCGTACCATTATCCAGCAAGAGATGACCCGTAGAGAAGAGGAAGCCAAGCGTAAAGAGGAGGAAACGAAGCTCTCACGAGATGCCTCTCAACAGGTAGACGACTATCGACGCGCGCATCCTGAATACGATCATGCGTTGAAGTATGTTGTGGATCAATGGTCAAGAGAGTTTCAAGCCATGGGGCTGAGCCAGTATGAGATTCAATCCGCACTCGATAATCAAGCAAGAAGCGTGATGAACTATGCCCGATCACGTCACATGAATCCGGCTCAGTTGGTTCATAACATTGCGACCTCGCGCGGCTTCTCAGCGCCGGACTCTACTGATTCCTTCGGCCAATATCCTTCTGAGCGACGTCTGGATCGCGGATCAGACTCACTTCCCGATCGTCTTCGCTCGATCTCCGAGATGTCAGATGATGAGTTTGATAAGCTCTGGGCCAGAATGGAAGAAGAGGATAAGAAAGCACAGGGCCGAGGTCGGTAAGATTGACTCTCTACACGCCTTAAACTACAATCGTTTTACCAGGCGAGTTTAGCTGTCAAACTCCCCAACTCCTCTGTGCTATCCCAAACTCGCCTGGGTCCCCTCATCCTTCAAGGCCATGAAGGTTCCAGCCTGAGAGCCGCTGAGTGACCGCCCTCAAACACATTCATCGATGATCTTAAGGAGCTTGCAATGGCTTTAACTCAATATGGTGTGAATGACCCGCAGACCGTAAAACTGTGGTCGCGGAAGCTTTCACGTGAATTTCTAAAAGAGACCCTGGTCGGCATGCTCGTTGGCGAGTCCTCGGATGCAGGTATTGTGATCCGCGATGAGACCCAGAAATCCGAAGGCGATCGGGTTCGTATTATTCTCCGAATGCTATTAGGCGGTAAAGGCATTATTGGGGATAGCACCCTGAAAGGTAATGAAGAGGCGCTTGCTACCTTCACGGATGATGTCCTCATTAATCAGTTACGCCATGCCTTTAAGGTGGGCGGGCGAATGACCCAGCAGCGAGTTCCCTTCTCCATCCGTGAAGAAGGTCGAGCGGCTCTTCAAGAATGGGCCGCTAACCGGGTAGATACCTGGGCAGCCTATCAACTCTCTAGCTTTACCACTGATTCTGCTGGAGCTTCAACCGATCTGGCCGACACAGGCTTAAATGCGGCTATCTCGGCCGACAGCCGCCATCAGATCTACTCCGGTATTCAGAATGGCAACATTAGCCTTGAGACCCAGCTCTCTAGTGCTGCAACGACAGAGCAGTCGCTTACCTTTAATCTCCGATCCATTGATCGCGCTGTGGTGCGAGCCCGAACCCTCACCCCAGTCATCCGTCCTATGAAGAAGGGAGGCAACGCATATTATTTCTGCGCAATCACCCCGGAGCAACATTTTGATCTTAGGCGAAACTCAACGACGCTGGAATATGCGGATCTTCAACGTGCGCTTCTTGAAGGCAGCCAGCCCATTGTAGAGAACCGGTTGTTTGCCGGAGGCACCTTTGTGGGCATGTATAACAACACGGTGATGTATGAGTGGTTTAGGCTTCCCGCGCCTGGGTTCTTAGGAGGAGGCAATAACAGTGCCGCTGCCCGAGCCGTTTTCTGCGGAGCCGGTGCGGCATGTCTTGCCTTCGGGAGAGGATACTCAGGCATTGATGCTGAGCGATTTACTTGGGTTGAAGAATACGATGATTATGAAAATCAGCTTGGCATTGCGACCGGTGTGATTGCAGGGATGAAGAAGACGGTATTTAACGGTAGGGACTATGCAACGCTTCGAATATCGACCGCTACGACGCTAGAAGCGCGTAATGCAGCCGCAAGAGGTTGAGGGAGGCAAATATGAGTAATCGAATTGGAACCGCCGTCACAAATGCCGCGACGATTATGCCGGAGTGGATCACGGGAATTAACTTCTTCAAAGCAAGGCACGCATCAGACGATATGCTCGCTTCTGCTTCGCAAAGTGTTGCGATTATGAGGATGCCAGGGGGCTCGAGGATAGTCGATATCACACTTCAAAGCAGGGTAGAGGACGTAAGCGCTGCCACAGAGTTTGTCTTGGCTCGGGTATGGGATTCTCTGAATGGCGAGACGAGGCCCTATCTTTCAACAGCCACCGCAATTGGCGATGGCAATGCTGCCGCAGGATTTCAAGCACAGACCATCCGGGCAAACCGAGTTGAGAACCTGGGGCAACGGATTACAGGATCAGCTAATCTGATTGTGGGCTATAGTTCTCCCACAGGATTTACCGCGAGCTCGTCCTTGACAGTCGATCTCGCAGTATGGTATACAAGAGATATCGAGAGAAGTAGTACTTAGGTTCTTTGCCTACTATACTTCTGCTTGTGCTTGAACGTTGGGTTTACGCAAAGTCTTTTGAGCCAGACATCTGTCTGGCTCTTTTTTTAACACACACAGGATGAGCACACGATCGAGACCCACTAAAAAATCGGTCAAAAAGGCAATGAGAGAGGTCTTCTCTAAAGAGCCATCGACCGTAAGCCGAGCGAATGTAAGCGCTGAGCGCAAACACAAGATGAAGGTCGCCATTGGACTCACCAAAGCAAGAGCGGCCACAGCTAGGCGAAAGAAAGGTTAATCTTCGCGAGCTCTTTGCCTTCTTCGGTATCGACGCACCGCAAGCCGATTACGCTCTCGTCTGATTTCCTCTGACTTAATCTCGCCTAATCGGCAAAAGACATTGTAAAAGCCAATATTATTGGCCCCTAGATAATACAAGACAGAAGGAAAGGGTGCCGACTCTTTAAGCTCACCGAACCTTAACCTTCCTCGAATATACAGGCGTGTATAGCCAGCGAGCTTCTGAGCCCACTGAGTGTCGGTTCGAGAAGGTAGCAGAAGCAGAATATCGCATCCTCGCTTGTGCTCATGAATACATTTGTCCACCCACCGATTGACGTCCCGTCCATAAGGAGGATTCACATAGACGTTGCCAAACCAAGGAAGCGTCAATCCATCCATCGCTTTGGTATAGTGCACAGAAGCGATGACGTTGGGAGAAATCAAGCGCTCAGAGCACGGGTCAAGGTCGATAATCCCGAAGAACTCAGCGACCTTCGCAATAAGCCGAAGTGGCGTGTAGTGCTCACTTGATTGTGACGACATTAAAGCCTTTCCAACCATACAATAAAATCCTCTAATAACATGACATCCATAAGCCGTCCTCCGACCTGAGCCGCTGCCCATGTCTTGGCTCCTTTTCCCCATCCCGGCCCGCAGATGATCAAGATCGTATCGACACTATGACATTGCTTTATCTGCTCGACAGCAAACACAATCTTCTGATCGGTTGTCCCTGTGACTCGCTGATACTTGGCTTCAATCACCAATTCTTTTCCGGCATAATCGGCAATGAGGAAGTCATAGCGGATTTTGTTTCCGAATAATCCAATATCCGAACTCTTAAAATGAGGATCCACGCTGGCAAACTTCGTCTCTAAGATCGCTTTCATAACTTGTTCAAAGTGATTCATGATCATGACTCTTTGTGGATTAACAGAATGTTATATTAAATAAATAAACGAAACAAGCATTAACACATGACCTATATTCCTAAACCCATTCCTTGGGAACTGTGGCTTGAGAAGCTTTACCCTAACCAGCCTCGTCACACGTTCTTTGCCCCATGGCAACAAGAGTTATTTAGCCAATACGACACCGTCAGTCGAATTGCGGTTCGAGCTGCTCGCGGGGTGGGCAAAACCGCCTGGCTCTCACTTGTGATTCTCTATCACATCATGACCCGATTCCCGACCCGGGTTCTCTGCACGGCGCCCACACAGAATCAATTAAGAGATGTCTTGGTCACCGAGCTTGGGCTTTGGATTTCTCGGATGCCTAAGGCTCATCGCGAGCTCTTTAGTCTCGATACCCAGCATCTACAGTTTGTGCCTGCCCCACAGCTTTCATTTGCGACCTTCCGGACAAGCCGTCCAGAGAAACCGGAAACCTTGCAGGGGATTCATGGAGAAAATGTATTGATCGTATGTGACGAAGCCTCGGGGATCGAGGACGCGATCTTTACCGCAGGACAAGGGAGTCTTTCGACGCCAGGAAGTAAGGTAGTGTTGTGTAGTAACCCGACACGTACCTCGGGCTTCTTTTACCGGGCATGCCAAAAGGAGGGCGATTGGAGACACATTCATGTCTCTTTCTTTGATGTCATCGATTTGCCTTGGTGTGACAGGGGGTTCCCAGAGACAATTAAAAAGGAATACGGGGAGGATAGTGATGTATATCGTGTACAGGTATTGGGAGAGTTTCCTCGGGGCGATGCGTATACGCTTATCCCGCTCGAGGCGCTTGAAGCGGCTATGACACGGGAGGTTACCGAAAGCCATGAGAGCCCTACGTATTGGGGGCTGGATGTGGCTCGGTTTGGATCTTGTAGAACTGCCCTCGCCAAGCGTTCCTCATCAAAATTATTACAGAGTATAAAAACAGCCCCGTGGGGATTGGATACAGTAGAGGTGGCAGATTGGGTATCAGAAGAGTTTGAAGCGACCCCGCATAGATCGAGACCGCATTATGTGATTGTGGATGCAATTGGGGTTGGAGCTGGAGTAGCGGATGTCCTATGGCGAAGAGGTATCCCCACCATAGGGCTGAATGTAGGGGAAGCCCCATCGAAGCTGAGGCTTCAAACAAAAGGCTTTGTGAATCTGAGGGCAGAATTGTGGTGGCGAGCGGCCAAATGGTTTGAATCACGAACCGTCTCTATTTGCGATCGATCGTTAATGAATCAACTTGCGACAGTCGAATATCATTACACACGCAATGACAAGCTTCAGATTGAGTCTAAAACCGACAGAATGGGCCGTGGGCTGCCCAGTCCTGATTTCGCTGATGCGTTTGTTCTCACGTTTTATTGCGATACACCAAGATATGTTGAGCAGCCCACGGGGTTCAAATCGAACAGCTCAATGAGAGAAAAACCGCCGCTATGGTGTAGTTGATTTCTCCCATACCGCCTTCATTGATAGTGAAGACATTTGCCTCAAGAGATCACAGAAAGTACACGATAGCACGGTGGGATCTCGCAGACTATGCATATCCCAGTTGAGATGATCCTCTTCCAAGTGCCTTTCCCAGACAAAGATGATCGCCTCAATGACTTTCCATAATCTTGCTCTTTCATCTGCTTTCAAAAGCATCTCCATTGTCTTTCTCCGGAGAATTATGGGTGTAAGGGGCGGTGAATGGCACGATCGCGCAACACATCGATTCTCCTTTGGGTCTCTTGCTCCGCCTCATCGCAAGCACGGTGTTGACGATGGATTGCATCACATAACCGAACAACCTCCCGAGCGTTATAGCGCTCATAGGGGGTCGTGGTATAGCAACCGGTTAAAAGTAAAAGTGCGCCTAGTATTAAACGTGGGTTAATATTCATGATCTTTACCTGCATTGATCCACTGAAGCTCCCCGCTTCCTCGATGAAGATAGACGACCGGATCGCCCCAATGGTCTTGAATCCAAACATCCGCATCGAGGTACGCGGAAGCAAGATAGGCATAAACAATCGCCTGATTAAGATCCTCATAAGACTTATCATTTCCCTTATAATGACAAACGGTATACGTCTTCATTTAATTTAAAATAAGACCCAGTAGAACCATGATAAACATGAGAGTCGCCAGATAAAACATGAGTCTAAAGGCGATCTCTTTCATAGTGGCTCCTCCGCCTCACCATTGTCATGCTCCCAAAGATCGATAAGCACAGTGAGTTCATGAAAGTCTTTACGCAGCCGGGTAATTTCCCGACAGTTCTCCGTTAACTTTTCCTCGAGTGAAGCAATACGGATCGCCGCACTATCCACATTTGCTTTAATAAGATTAAGCCGGGTTTCCAGCTTCTCAGTCCGGTCTTCACTCGATCCCTGTCTAAAGATTTCTCTAAAGTTCATCACGGCTCTCCAGAATTTTATAGCCATCCTCGACTCCAAAAATAAAGCCACACTTTATGGGCCAGTGTCTTACGAGCACCACCCTGAGCTGTGGATTTCCCCGGGCGATACATCGGATCATATTTACCGGTATATACCAGCCGGTCAATACAGGTCCTCGCATAAATAATCGCAGCATCGCCACTTAAATCATCGGCTGAGCGTGCACAATAGATTCTCGCCTCATCAATCGTCCAAGCGTCATCAGAGAAGCGAGTAGAGATAAAAAGGCCTAGGCCAAAGATAATAATGCCTAGGCCAAGCATGACAGCCCACCGACTAGCAGCAACCCTGTACAGCATGTTAATTTTCTCCCATTTCCAGAATGCGGGGTGATTCGCTAACATCTTAATCCTCTCCAACCATTAGAAGTTGTACCCCGAGCACCTTTATTCCGAACTTACGTTTAAAGAACTCAATCACCCCTTCCTTTGAATGCACAATATTCGTCCTGAATATCTGAAACTCAGTCTCATCCTGAAATCCTGGGTGCTCCTCATGCTCTTTTTCTTTGTGATAGAAGCTCATCAACCACTTAGGACTTCGGCTCCCAGGAACCTCTACTCTCCACACATGATTCATAACGCCTCCTTATAGTAAATAACCTATTATCTGTTAACCACACTAAGACTCGCAAGCTCATAAACGGCCCTTGAGAAATGTCTGCACTCATCACACAGCTCAATCATCTCATCCGTATTCTCGAGAATACGAGAGTCAGGATGCGTCTCGTTAATATGCTCACACCAGAGCAATGCTAGGATGTCTAAAACAGAGTCAATATCCTTTTCTCTTTCCATAGCGCCTCCTTCACTTTTAAGAGCCCTTTTCTTAGAAAAAGGAATTACACGACCCATTGCTCTGCTCCTTCTGAGAAACTCAAACACCACAATGCGTGAACCGCTTTCGAGAAGTATCTACAGTCATCACACGACTTTACCATTTTACTAATATCACTCTTAGATATCCCCTCTATCTCAGGCGCGGCTGAGAATCGATCGACCCACACCCGCGCCACGTCTTGAGGTTGAGTTGCAAAATGCGCCTTATTGATATGTTCACGCCAAAGCAATGATAAAAGCTCTAAAGCAGAGTCAATATTTCTGCCTTTATTCATAGAACCTCCTTCTCCCTCATGAGAGCCGACTGCAGATGCCTCCTTCCTCAATAAGCTTGGCCTGGATTCCTTTAAGGCCAAGCGTCTTGAGCTCCTCGTCGATAAGATTCGCAGCTTGAGACATGTCCATCCCCGCATAGTAGATACAGTCAAAGAATCGCTCCAATAGAGCAATGGGATAGACATGCCACGACCCGAACCAGCCCTTCGATCGTGATCGGGTGCATAGATTGTGCCGCTCACATACCGCTGTCAATGCTTTGCCGGCCGCAATCTTATCGCCTAACGATACCTCAAATCCTTCGGGGTGAATAAAGAACTGACAATACTGGTTTACCCCCAGATAGATGCTTTCTAGCCTATCCAGACGTTTTGAGGCAGTTTCTTTAAACGCTAGAAGCTCAGCATGCCCCGCCTCAAGCGCAGCGAACCTAGAATTATTCTCTTTCAACATCGCAAGTACTGCATTGAGTTCGTCGCGTGTGACATAGTTGTTCATGTTAATCTCCTCTAAGTTGTTGGATTTACGCTTTTCAAAGAATTAAACAACACAAGATCCCAAGCATTCCGCCAAAAAGTATCCAAATGAACGATCCATAAAACGCGCCATCTTTATAACCGGCGTTGAATGCTTCCCAAAACCGCTTTTCAATCTCCTCGGGTCTCATTTCGGCACAACTGCTCAAGTTCCCCTTTTAACTTCTCCAGATCCTCTAAGATCTCTTTTAACAGCGTCTCTAGCCGAACTCTTTCAGCCTCCGATTTTACCAGTGCCTGAATGAGCATCTGGCGATTGAATCGGATGTAGCGGTAAGGATCATGGCGAGCTGTCATGACGATTTCATGCAAAAAAAAGACCGTGCATCGATCGTACCAAAACTCAATGCACGGTCAAGTTTGATGAGGGCGGCTAGGGCCAAGGAGGACGCCCGGCTAGCTCCCTAGCCGCTGCCAACGTCTAGCCGGAAGGCAAAATATTCTCTGGCTTCTTGTAGTGCCCAATCAATTCTCGGTGGGTGCCGTCATGACTTCTAATCCAGACGGGCCTACCACGCCGAGCACTTGATTCGCGCGCATACAATCGCGCCTCTTCAAGATCCTCAAACTTAATATTGAGTGGGCCGGCCATATAGTAATGTTCAGTAGCTTTCTTGAAAGTAGGGTTCATGTCAAGGTCCTCTTAAGGGGTTAATCGGTGCTTTCATAAAAAGAAGCTCGGCGCCGACAGTAGCGCAGGCTACCGCAAGAAAACACCCGCACACCTGAGACAAAAGGCAGCCAAACCAACACATTTGCCAGCCGTTTCGCCCATATATACGTATTGACTCGCATCACAAGATATCGGCGATAACGACGAAAGATTGAGAATTTAAGTATGTACACAATACAACCTCCTTTTGGCATTCTCATCAGTGCAAGCCTGCCAAGCCTGCAGACCGCTGCGACGGCTGCCCAGCGGTTTCGAATTAAACAAGCTACCAGCAATTGGTATCAATCGTATTGCCCCACATCCATGATGTGCAGTGCCGCGGAGACTCAATGGCATTCGCAACATTAGCCCCAGCCTCTTGAATTGAGAGGCCCGTATACACCGCACCAAGCGCTTGTACCATTGTCTGACTCTTCTGAGCTCTCAAACGCTCCTCATGCATCCTGGCTTCCATTCCTAACTGAACACAAGACGAGAAGACAGGGTCTTGCATGGCATGCGCAATCGATGCCATTGATAACGTCGTTGCTTTAAGTTGCTCAATCTCCTCAGATCGCTCTGAGAGCGTCTGAGCCTTAAGCTGAAGACCGTTACACTCCATGGCGACTTGCTGCACCGAGCTCAGTGTTGAACAGCCACTCATCAAAACAAGCGATATTATAACCAAGCGTTTCATTTTATGTCTCCCTTTAACATTGTTGGCATTCTCATCAGTACCGCCTTGCCAGAACGGTAGACCCTTAACAAGGGTTTCGAGTACAGCGCTTTGAATTGTTCTTTTTTAGCACCTGAGGATCGAAGTTATGGTTATTTGGAAGCGGATAGCGAGCCGCCTCATCAAGAATTCGCTGCATCCCCTCACTATAGTCTCTGAGGGCTTCCCGCATCAGATAAATATCTTCTTGTGAGCAAGCATGCACATTTTGTGCACACATCGACGCGAGAGCGAACATAGAGGCCAAGATTAATCGTTTCATGATAACCTCCCAGGCATTCTCATCAGTACTGCCCTGCCAAGGCAGTAGACGCTCGGCAAAACCGAGCGTTTCGAACATTATTGACCCAACTGAAGCCGCTCAAGCGTCTCAGGACTCAACATCTCCTGAATCGCCAGTGCGCGTGCTTCCTCCTTCGTTGCAGAAGACGGAGAGCCCTCGCTCAGATGCACACCAAGCGCATTCTGAATCTCTTCGACATGCGCTTTAAGAGAGGCCATGATCACATCGGCCCCTTCTTCTTGACAAGCATGCACGCTGCGCACAGACAAGACAAGCGCCATTAAGGCAGTAAAAGCAAGCGTGATTAATAAGCGCTTATCCATTGGACTTCTCCTGCATAACCGTTCTGAACACAAGAGGGCGCATTGCCGACCACATACGCTGCCTTAACCGGCGATGCGTTGGCGCTCGCCATAACAGCGGTTCGGCTGTCATTATTAAACGCACCGAACAGATAGAAGTCATTCCAGCTACCGGTCGGCGATACATAGAGATAAGCTGCCCCAGGATGATTGGTTGCAACCGCTAACACCGTTCCACCCACCGCGCAAGTCGCCTGCGCAGTTAAAGAAGAAAGAGATAACACAACAGCTATAATTAAACGTTTCATGAAAGTCTCCTCGTGAATCATTGGCGTTCTCATCAGTACCGTCTTGCCAGAACGGTAGACGCCCGATACTCAGGGCGTTTCGAGTCCTAAATACGCGTCAAACTGCTCAACCGTATAGCCTTCAACGATGGCCTGTTGATAAAGATGGCTCAGACCATCACGAATCGTCTGGGGAGATCCCCCCGCACTTTGTGCCCATGCAACCAAGTCTCTTAGACATTGCCTGCGGGCAGGCTCAGTGGAGAGCTCCATACAGGTTGGGCCACTGTGTCCTGAAAGCCCAAGATATTCATCGATTTCCTCAATCGAATAGCCGTCGGCCATTGCTTTAACATACTTATCTTTCAGGTGCATCCGAATCTCTTCAGAAGAATATCCGGCATCTAAGGCATTCTGAACCTTATCTTTAAGGCTTTCTGCATTTACAGGGCTTGAGACGATGAACACTATGACTATAAAAGTTTTTATAAAGGTTAACATTTTAATCGCTCCTTTGTTTTGGCATCTCATCAGTACAAGCTTGCCAGGCTTGTAGACCGACGGCGAGGGGCCGGCGGTTTCGATTTGGGTTAAACTTCATCGGTCTCTAAAAGAAACAACAGATCCTGTTGTGCTTTCTTTAGTGCGTTCAGCTCTTTAGAGCTAAGCGCTGACTCATCAAGCGAGATCGATAAGACTTTCTGATGACGCTGATTGATTTCAGTCAGCGCATCCAGTCTTGCTCCAAGAAACTCGATAAAATTTCGATAGAGTCTTAACTTATTTAGATAAGTTTGGCTTTCCATTTAAAGGTCCTCGCTCTGAAGGCAGGCGACATCGGCTTCATCCTGTGCTCTAGTTGAAGCTGATTTCATCTCAATCAGATACGCCTTCGTCACAAACCACACCCCGTTAATCTTGTTGCGATTTGCAACGACGTTCGAAGGAACGAAGGCCGTCCCCGGTATTCCATAACTCTCAATTAAGATATCAATCTCAACCGGTGCTCCGCCGGTTAGCATCTTCAGCGTTCTTGGATACTCAAGATCCCACACATACCCTTGAGTAATCAGCTTTCTGAGGTTCACGGCGGTCTTGGTACTGACAAGAATATCGATGTCTTGGGTATGTCTCTCGCAGTTATAGGGCCACAACGCAATCCCTCCACAAATGGCATACTCCACGCCACTGCGCTCAAGATCCCGATGAAGCGTTGGAAGATAGTGTTTGACGTCCATAGGCATTAACCCTTCGATTCAGCGTTGTCTGCCTTCGTGTCGGCTGGGCCACATTTCCAGGTGTATTCATACATCCCCCAACGTCCCCCATCAAGTACAGAGGTCACCCACTGAATAGGGACATCTTTTAGATCCACGTTCATATACCGAGCCATCGAGAGAATCGCTGACTCTGGTCGTGGGCCACTTATTTTTAGCCACCGTATATATTCTTCCGTTGACATTAAAGGTCTCCTCGTATTTAATAATTAAAGAATACTTAACACTGGGTCGGTGAAAACCCAGCATCAAGCGATTGGCGCTTGTCTAATCGCTTGAGGCCGGGTTTTGTGCCCGGACTGACTTCCTTATCCCTTCCTTCTCCATTGTCTAGGCAGGTCTCCTTTCCCTTCGCCTCCGCCAACAAGCCTGATCCGCTTCAGGCTAGAAGGAACTGTAGCCGTCCTTCCCATACAGCCCTCAAACCCCCCGCAGAATGATTCAGCTGCATTCACTGCCCTTTCATATTTAACATTAAACCATTCCCCATATCTTCTAGAGCTAGCCAGAGATAAGAAAATTCCATTCTCTATACGTTCCGCTACTTCCCTTACAAGGCGGCCACTTCTCCATACCCGAAGATTCTCAAATCCACACTGACATCTAATCTGAGCCAGCCGATTTCTCATATTTCCGGTAATTCCTATCTTGATAAGCCCGCTTTCTGATTCAATCACATATACATACATCGTCTTTCTCCTCAGTTCGTTAGAAACCCCATCATCAAGCGATTGGCCGGCCGTTACAGAGCGCCCTCCCGAAGGGGCAAGCTCGACGCGGGCATCTATATGCGTAGCGATTGTTACGCTTGCCGAATCGCTTGAGGATAGGTTTTCTTTTTTTTCCTTCCCGCTTGCCTTTGGACGATCCTTCTAGCTCCAGACCGGACATTTTTGAGGGCTACTCCCGTCCACCATCGGTTTCTCCCCTAGGCAAGCTCTCCTTCCTTTGACTCCCCGCGCTTCCGTTCGCGGTTACTTTATATATTGCTATTTCCGTGCCAACTTACTACTTATTCCTTTCTGTTACTCTTTCCTCATCCTCCTTGACAACCACACTCCATACTTCCTATTATATATAGGTTAGCGGCAATGTCAATAAAAACTTTAATCTTTTTTAAACATTTTTTAAATATTTTTACTTATAGAGGAAAATCCAATGAAAAAGCCACGACGCGAGCGTTCAAGCCTCACGTTACGTAGAGACTTACTTGAGATTCTGCATCGGCTTGCAGAGGAGGATAATCGAAATGCAGCTAATTATGTGGAGAATTGGCTTATCCTAACAGCCAAGGCCCGCGGGTGGATCATCGAAGGGGGGCCTTCTGACCCAGAGAACAATGAACTATAATCGGTTCAAAATGGACCGATCGTCCAAAATGACCCGTTCATGATGGTCTCCCGGGAAAGCTCGGGAGACCGCTTATAGAGGCGCACACCATGTCATTTGAGTTCGATACCGACGGAAGGCTGCTGGTTCGTTCAAGCCAGGG